GACGCAAGCCCGCCACCAGGGCGGATGACAAGGGGAAGGATTCAGCGGTGGTAGCGAGGACCTCAGCAACGAAGGAGGCCATACCCGCCCAGACGAAGCCAGCCGATCGGGGTCGACGGATCATCCCGGAGTCGGCAGAACGTCAGGCAGCGCGCGCGCTGGCCAGCCTGAACGCAGCGGAGAAGTCGAGGGCGGCGCGGCAGGCGGCAGCGGAGGCGAAGACGGCAGCGGAGGTGAAGGCAGCCGCGCGGCAGCCGGCCAAGAGATCGACCCAGCATGAGGCGCCGGTCGAGGTCTCCGTCGAGGCGGCGGTCGTCCATATGAACGTCGATCACCTTCAGTGCCGGGACTTCGGGCATTCGTGGCGGCCGTTCAGCGCGCGCTGGATACCCAAGTTCAACCAATACGAGTCGCAACTGAAGTGCCTCCGATGCAGTACCGTCCGGACTCGGTTCCTCTCGCGAACGGGTGCGCAGATATCCAGCGCTTACGATTATGCGGATGGATATCAGATCAAGGGACTCGGCCGATTGACCGGGGTCGATAGGGACGTGATCCGCCTTCATTCCATTCTGGCGGTGATCGACAAGGAGGCCGGCTAATGTTCCTCACCACGCTGATGAACTGGATGGTATGGGCGGCGGTGGCGTTCTCGATCCTGGCGACGATCGTCAACATCAAGGCATGGCGGAAGACCCGCCGATCCTGCCGGCAGATCCTCGCGCGCTGGCAGACGGAGTCGCCTCCGGTCGGCGAGGCGGAGGTCGTCCTGAAGACCGGGGACCGGATCCATCGGCAGCCCTATCTGGCCCAGGTCAGCTACGTCTGGTTCCTGCCGCTGCCGGATCCATCGCAGGTCGAGGAGGTCCTCGTCGACAATCCGCCTCAGACGGTTGTCCTGCCGGTGCCGGAGGGGCTGCCTCGATGGCCGTAGACACCATGCCGGCCTTGATCATTCCGGCGGATCCCGCCCAGGACTGGCGCATCATTGAACTTTCGAGGCGGGGTGGCCCGCAACTGAAACAACTCCAGGATGCGGTGGGCGGCTATCTGGAGGCGGTCCGCCTGCCGGCCATGGGCCTGCTCTGGTTGAACGAGGAGGGCGTCCTGAAGGGGTTGCCCTATAACCACTTCGCCTCGGTCATCGCGGTTCAGCCGATCGTCGGCGACGTGGTGGTCACCGGAACCGAGGATGCCGATGGCGATATCACGCCGATCGGCGACGACTGGCTAGAACATGCGCGGATGCGGAAAGAGAGGATGAACAATGCGTGAGATCCAGGTTCTGAAGTGGTGCGACATCTGTTTCCAGGAGGCCAACAAAGAGGATGGCCTGTTCATTGATAGGACGCCGGCCATCGGCACTTTCACGTTGGGATGCGTGGAAGGGGAAGGCATGCGGCCGACCCCGAAAGCCATCGATGTCTGTGAGGTCCATGCCAAGCAGTTCCGGGACCTGATCATCATCCTGAGGGAATCGGGCCAACTGCCGGAGCCGCCTCCGGCCCCGCCGACCAAGTCGAACAATGGCGACCCGATGGTCACCTGCCCGGTCTGCTCCGAGCGGGTCACGAGAAACTCACTCCTGCCGCATGTCTGGGGCGTCCATCGGCATGGTGAGAAACGACCGAAGGCTCCGGCCATCTGCCCGGAATGCAAGGAGAAGTACCAGCCTCAGGGGATGTCCTTGCATCGGAAGGCCAACCATGGCGTGGATCCGCTGTTCGAGGCACTCAGCGGCGTGAAGGGATATCACGTCACCGGCAAGGAACGAGACATGGTGGAGGCCAGCATCCGATGAGTTATCAGGCATGGATGCGCGAGGTCGACGGGGTCCTCCTCGACCGAATCGGCATGCGCCATACGGATATTGCCGACCAGACCTGGCGCGATTGGTATGAGTCCGATATGTCGCCCGATGAGGCTGCCGAGGAGGCCCTCGACAATGAAGGGTTCCCGCTGGATGACGAATAAACTCCTCCTCGCGTTCATCGCGCTGATCATCGCGGCCCTGGTATTCATCATCTATGCCATCGGCCGCTACGCCCAACCGAAGAAGTGGTGAAGGAATGACGAAGAATGATCAGGTGGCCACATGGACACCGGCACAGGACCGCAAGGATCCACTCACGGTGAAATGCCCGAACTGCCAGTCGAAACCAGGCGAGAAGTGCACTCAGCCAACGGTAGCCGGCCGGCAATACATCCGGCGGATCCACCTCGCGCGGATCGATCTGGTCGAGGGGTGGCTGTGAATGGCCTACCGGGTGCGGGGCTACATCCTGGCAATCATGATATCCCTGGTGATCTGGGGAACGGCGATATGGCTGGCCCTGAGCATTCCGCCCTGGTGATCCGGTGAACTTCCTGGTGATGGCGGAACGGCCGCTGTTCTGGGACCGGCAGGGCGAACCGCTGGATACATTGGAATATGGCGCCCTGTGCAAGTTCCATTCCTACAAGCGGGTGGACGAGTCGCGCATCGGCGACCTCTGGATCTCGACGGTCTGGATCGGCATGGACATGGCGTTCTGGACTGAGGATCCGGTGATCTTCGAGACGATGGTTTTCTCGGAGGTGGATCCGGACTCGATGCATCCGGAACTCGCGGCATATGTCGAGGCCTATATGCGTTATCGGACCGAGGAGGAGGCCCTAGCCGGCCATGCCGCCATCTGTATGGATGTCCGCCAAACAATAGCCAAGATCGAGATGGCGGAGGCCATCCATAACGACGCAATCGAACATCCGCTCGGGCATCCCTGCCGCGCATGCGGGGAGACCTTCCACAATCATCCGAACAAGGAGTGCAATGGCTGGTACTGATCTGGTCCTCGACGTCTCGACCGGCATCGCTCGCGACCACCCGAGCGGCGACCTCTTCCCCGTCGTGTTCATCGCTATTCCTGGCGTGCTGGAAACGACGCCTGTGGCGGTATCGGCGGCTATCGATATGGCAATTAACTTGATGGAGGGCGCAGTACGATCGCGGTTCGATCTATTGACGGTGCGCGTGCTACTCGATCGCGGATTCGATCGGCAGGGCTGCCAGGAGTTCTTGGCAGCGGTCAAGGCACTCGACGTGAGGGGTCCGGATGAGCAATCGAGTTGAGTGGGCATCGGCCGATAGCGTGAGGATCATGCTGGTCCCTCAGGGCACTGAATTCCATGGCTACCCGGAGCCGGTCGCGGCCGAGCTTGCCCTCTATCTCGATCTCGGTGGTGCCGGCGTCGTCATCGAGGGATCCGCGTTCGAACTCGGCGAACTCTGCGGTCAGATCACCCGCCTGGTATTCGAGGCCTGAACGCGAAAGAACCGCCCCTGCCGGCAGCGAGGCAGGGGCGGTTCTGCGTCGGGGCAAGGGGATCACCCCGGCCATGCGGTTCTGGTGCCTCTGGGACGATCTGAGCGCCTCCTATGCGGCGTTGGGACCGGCCGGCCGGCCGGAGGCCACCAGGCCAAGCCTCGATCCGATCCACTGGGTGTAGGCCGGCGGGATCGCGTTGGTGAGTTCCCGTCTCGCGCTCATCCAGTCGATATCCATTGCCGCCTGCCACTCCTCGATTACCCCGCGCCGGCCAGCGCGCCGGCCATAGACACCGAAGTAGGGGCCGCTGACGGCCTCGCCATGGCGCCAGTCCTTGACCCGCCCCCGATGCCGCTGGTGGATCGGCTGGTTACCGATGCGCCACCCGCCGAACTCGAATACCCGATGCCGGAAGACGTCGAGACCGAACATCGTTCCGCAGAGGAGGAGGTCCCGCCTCATCGGCGCACCGACGACGTTCTCGATGACGAACGGCAGACCGGCCTGAATCAGTCGCTGCCGCGTCAGCCGGAGGAGGGCGGCATGATCCGTCCTCCCGGCATTGGTGCCGCGCGTCATGGCGCTGTAGGCCTGACAGGGCGGACTGGCATGGATGGCCGAGTAGCCGGCAGCGCTGGCCAGGTACTCCAGCGCGTCCGCCTGCACGAACTCGAACGGGTAATGCGGCTGCGGCTCGATGTCGACGCCGAGAACCTCGAAGCCCGAACGGAAGTACCCCATGGCCGCGCCACCGGCACCGCAGAACAGGTCCAGGAGGCGAGGTTTCATCCTAGATAGGATCGATCTGCCCGCCGGTCACCTTGGCGCATTCACCCCGGATGTATTCGAGGAGGTTCCGCTCGACGCTCGGCGCCGATCCGTGCGGCACGTCGATGAAACCCGGGGAGGAGGCCAGGAAGTGGTAGTCATCCGGGCTGCTGATCATCCGGAAGAGACCCGGCCGGTAGGCATAGTCGATGTTGTTGTGGCGGACCACTCCGTAGAA